TGAATTTTTTATTTCTATAATTAGATTTAAAGATGGAATATAAAAATCAGAAAAATAATAATGATATTTTTCTCCTATTAAATAGTTTATTCTTGGACCATTTATTATATCAGGATATATAGAATAATATTTTTCTAAAAAATCTAATTCATAAGAACCTTTATAATAAATATTAGTATTATTAAATTGTCTAGTTTTAAATAAAGATCTTGTTTGTTTTTTATGTATATCTTCATTTTGAGATGGATTAATAACTTTATAATTTTTTAATAATGTTTGTTTACATTTTTCTTTAATTTCTTCGGCTTGAAATCCATTATCTACTTCCCAGTTTTTTTGACACGTTTGTTTGTATTTCTCATGATTATTATAATTTTTATTTCCATATTTCTCTAATTAGTTTGTTTATTTTTTTCTCTGTTATTATAATTTTCATCATTATAACGTTCTTTTTTAGTTTGTTTTCCTTTTTCTTTTACTTCTTTTGATTGTAATACATAATCTACTCCATAATTTTCTTTACAAGTTTGTTTACTTTTCTCTTTAATTTCTTTATTTTGCATTACATATTTAGTTCCATATTTTTCTTCGCATGTATTTTCTGCTTTTTCTTTAAATTTCTTTACTTGCCAAGGAAATTCAACATTATATTTTAATAAAAACGCCCCTTTTCTAATTTCAAAATTATATATATTTTCGTGCATTTTGCAACAAAATTTTTTATATCCATGTCTAAGCATATAAAAATCTGTTGTTTTTTCACATAATTTACATTTATTATCATCAATTTCTTTTATCCATTTATTATAATAATTTTGTTTATTTCCATGTTTAATTCCAATATGTTTTGATAATCCATCAAATTTAATAAACGTTTTATTACATTCTTCACAAGTAAATAATCCATCTTTAGTTTTTCGAAATTCTTTCATGTTTTCCCTATTATTTTAATTAAATATATAAATAAAAGCAGGACAGCCTTATCCCTATTAGGTTGTTTTATGAATGAAACATAAAACTAACTGCTTTATTTATATATCTTTCTAAAAATATGTTAAATATATAATGTAAGTAATGATTGATGTTACAAAATATGCTCAAATGCTTTAAATCGTTATGAATATATAAATATATAAATTAAAATTAATGTTAATAAAATGAGTAAAATTTATGTTCCGAATTCACTTAATGAATATTTAGGTGAATCAAAAATGATAACATTAAAAAGAAAATATGGAGAACGTCCCAGCATTTCAGTTGGTACTCAGGCTCCATTAAGAAATCAGGTGTTATCATATGTTGCTGAAAATGTGTCAGTAAGTAAACTAAATCTCAAAAGATTTATTGTTGGTCTAAAAGAAGGTGGATCTACACCGGCTGCCGCAAATATGTTCCTTAAAAGAAATGCTAGATATTTCATTATGGAAAATAGAGATGGCAATACTTATTTTAGATTATCACCGTTAGGAAAAAGATTAGTAGGGCAATTTAAACCTGTTGAAAATACTATTCTTGAAAATAGACAACTTAATGAAAGATTTAAAAAAGCAAAATCTGTTCCTAAATTGCCTGAAGATTTTCTAAAAGATGAAGATGAAGAAGAAAATGTATCATCTCCTGAAGTAGAATTTGAAGAAGATGATAGATTTGGAGAAGATGAAATTCCTTTTGATGCAGAAATTGATGATAAGGGTGAAGAAGGAGAAGAAACTCTCGAAGATCTTGAAGATATTTCTAAAGAAGGTGAAGAAAAAGAAGATGAAGATGAAAACTTTGATTATTTTGAAGATGATGAAAAAATAGTTCTTACTTATTATAAAACAGGAGAAGAAGATCTAGAAGAACCCGATGAAAAAGATGAATTCTCAGAAAAAGATCTTGAAGATGAAGATGAAGATAAGGAAAAAGAAAAATTTGAAAATGAACCTGAACTTGAAGAAGTTTTAGATCGTCCAACAGAACCAACTAGAAAATTTGATTTTAAAGATAAAGGACGTCCAGGATTAAGAGATGTGAAAGAATCACTTAATGAACAAGCTCTTGATTTAACAGAAGATGAAGAAGAAGGAGCCGAAGAAATAGAAAGTGATAATAAAATTAATAAAAGATATCGTCTAAGAGATGGAAGAATTGTTGATGTTAAACCATCAGGTGAAATAATTCTTGTTGATGATGAAAAAAGATCTTCTGATTTTAGATTTTCGGAGCTTAATAGAGATCAAAAAAGATTAAGAATGTATCCTGAAGATAATGAAGATGAAGATATTGTAGAAGAATCTAAACAACCAAAAACTAAACTTGAGCAAATTATTGAAAATATCAAAGCTGCAAGGGCAGTTGCTAAATTAAATGAAACTGACCCTCAACCAGATGAAAAAGATGAATTAAAAGATGCAGATCTTAAAAAAATTGGTAGTGATGAAGAAGAAGTAAAAAAAGATGAAGATGAACTAGATTTAGATCTTGATAAAGAAGAAGGTGAAGATGAAGTTGAAAAAGTTGAAATTACAGAATTTATTATTACAGTAGAAGATGATCTTGATACTGCAATTGATGAACTTAAAGAATTAGGTATAACTGCTCAAAGAGTGCCCTTAGAACCTAAAGAAGAAGAAATTCCTGCTCCAGTCGAAGAACCTGAAGAAGAAAAACCTGTAGATAACATTCCAGAAGAACCTAAAGAAGAAAAATCTGTAAAAGAAGGCAAAGAATCACTTATTGAAGCTGAAGATGATGAAAAGGATTTAGGGACTAGTGATGAATTAAGTTTAGGTGATCAAGGGGAAGATGCTAAAGAACTTGATTTAGGTGATGAAGACAAAACTGTAGAACCTACAACTGAATTCGAAGAAAACAAACTTAGAGTCAAAGCTGAAGATTGGCCTATACTTAAAGGATGGCTTGAAGACAAGGGAGTTGATGTTAAGGAAATGTTTGGTGGAGATATCGAGATGGAAGAAGTTCCAGAAGAAGGTGAAGAAGAAGAAACTAAAGGTGAAATTTCTGATGATGACGTTGATTTTACGGGAATTGGGGATTCTGATAAAACAAAAGTCTTAAAAGAATCTTTTATTCCAGAAAAATATAAAAATTTAGAAAAAAATGAAATTGCAGAAGAAATTTGGAATATTATAGGTCCATATTCTAATTATGCTATGGAAGTTGATGATATATATGCTCGAGAAGATATTAGAAATGAAATAGAAAAAATTGAAAATTGTATAGGAACAGACATTGATGCAATATCAGATATCGATCTTGAAAATTTATCTAAAGAAAGATTAATAAAAATTTTAGAATTATTATATAAAGAAGATATTAGAAATTTTGATGGTGAAGAGTTTATTTAAAAAAGTCAAAAAACTTGGAAGATAAAAAAGAATAATTTAAATTTTTAAATTGATTTTAAAAGGAGGCTTAACGTCTCCTTTTGTTTTAAATATATAAAATAAACTATCTATTATATGAGAGCAAAGTTTATACTTGAAGCGATTAAACATCTTAAACCAAGATCTGAAGAAGAATTAGCTAAACTTCCACCAATAAATAATTATTCTCAATTATGTGTATGGCCTGGAACTATCTTAGGAGATCATCCTGTACAAGAGTTAGTTGATTTTTTTAAAGATGAAATGAATGTTAGAATAAAATTCATGGAAGAAGTTAAAACACTTCCGGGTGATGGTGGTGAAGGAGGAAGAAATGATATTTTCTTTTATGTTCATGATGACGATATAGAAAAATTTGCAATTCCAAGATTGAAAATGGGAATTAGATGGTGGGAAGATGTTTTGAATAATCAAAGAGAAAGAATATATCCAAAAGAGATATATGAAAAATATCCTAAAAAATGGTAATATCATAAGTCTAAAAAATCATAATTTTTATCTATAATATTTATATTTTGCATAGGATAAAGTACACCATGATTCTTTAAACAAGTTTTTTCTTTTTTTCTTTTAATTTCTTCTGATTGTGATGGATTTTCTACTCCAAATTTATCTAAGCATGTCTGTTTACCTTTTTTTCTAATTTCATCAGATTGTAATGAATATTCAACTCCATATTTTTGTTTACAAGTTTGTTTACTTTTTTCTTTAATTATATGTGATTGCATTTGATTTTTTACTCCAAAGTGGTTTAAACAAGTATTTTCTTTTTTCTTTTTAATTATTTCTGAGGCAGAACAATTTTCAACTCCGTAATTTTTTAAACATGTTTGTTTGGCTTTTTCTTTACATTCTTTTCTTTGAAAATTGTTTTTTACACCAAATTTTTCTAGACAGTGTTGCTGTGTTTGTTTTGAAATATATTTACCACTACATTTTTTTGAACAACAATTTTTATATCCTTTTGCAATTGATATAAATGATGTTTCTTTTTTACAAATTTTGCATAAATTTTCATCAGATTCTTTTAACCATTTATCATAATATTCTTTTTTAATGTGTTTATTACTAATATGTTTACATAAACCATTTTTATATAAAAAATTTTGATTACATACTTCACAAATATAAAAATTTTGTTCATTTTTTCTAAATTCTTTCATTTACGTCCTTTATTTTAATTAAATATATATGATATAAGGTGGACAGCTTTTAACGTCCTTAAAGTTGTTTTGTATTAGAGTACAAAACTTACACCTTATATTTTATATATTCATAAAATTTTAATGAAATATATAATATATGATAAAGACAAATAAACTCTGTTATGTGTTTGATTTAGATGATGTCCTAATCAGAACAGATGCAAAAATCTATGTTTATAGGAATAAAGCTTTTTTTAAAACACTTACGCCTAAACAATATAATAATTTCACTAAAGAATTAAATGATGTTCTAGATTTTCGTGAATTTAAAGATGGTGAATTGCTTCTTAAAGCTAAACATTATAAGATGTGGCCTTTATTAAAACAACTTGTAAACTTAAAAAGAAATAAAAAAATAAACGCAGATATCATTATTTTAACAGCAAGAAATCCTGAAGTTAAACCTTATATTTATCAATTATTAAAAAATGATGGAATTATATTAGATCCAAAACATATTATCACAATGGGTGATGATAGAGGAGATTTTAATATCGCAGAAGAAAAAAAGAAAGTATTAGAATTTTTAAATGATAAATATGTTAAAATTTTATTTTTTGATGATGATCCCAAAAATATTCGAATAGCAAAAAAAATAAAGGGAATCAACACAAAATTGGTTGAATCCATAAAACATCTTAAACCAAGATCTGAAGAAGAAATTAAAAAAATGATAAGCGCTAATAAAAAATTCAAAATTGGATTACAAAATGGATCACAATGGCTTATTAAAAATGCAATTAAGGATGGAGCTACAAATGTAGGTATAGGACATAATAAAATTTTTCAGGGAGCTTGTAAAGATGGAAATCTAGAATTAGTTAAAATTTTATTAAAATCACCATTTGTTGATCCTGCTGATACAACAGTTGATGGTGTACGATATAGAAATGATGAATATAATTATGCTATCAGACATGCAGCAGCAAATGGACATGCAAATATTATTAAATTATTGTTAAAAGATGAAAGAGTAGATCCGACTGCAAGAAATAATTTTGCTCTTAGATGGGCTGCAAAAAATGAACATAATGATGTTATAAAATTATTATTAAAAGATGAACGTGTGATTAAATCTTTAAAAACACAAGATTTAATAAAAATATTAAAATTAACAAAATAAATATGGCAATAAAACATTTGAAACCAAGATCATTAAGTAAAAAAGAATTAGAAGATTATAAAAATTCATATCTTACCGAAGATGAAGGAAAATTTATAGAAGATATGTCACTAAAGCTTTCAAGTGCTATAGAAATATATCTTCCAGTGAAACAATGTAAAGAATTATATGATTTAGCAGTCAATAGAAAATATAAAATAAAAGCTAAATTTTATGATCTTGATGATTATAGAGGTAATTATATTGATGATGATGAAGTATATGAAAAAATGTATAAAAAACATATTAAACCATGGTTAGAAAAAGGATGGGAAGATTGGTGGATAGAAGATAATTATGGACAAATAGAACATATTTTAGTTAAAGCACCTTTAATAATAAAAGAAGATGCGATGGGAGGAGTATCATCACCTGGAGCTACGTTATATAATGTTCCTGGAATGGGAAATGTGGTTCCACCATCTGCTGCAACCGGATTTAAAGGTTCTGGTGATAATTGGGGAAATACTATAAGTGGAAAACTTTACACTCAAAAGGGACCATATATTCAAAAAACAGCAAAAAAGAAAAAGAAAATTATTAAAAAAAGAGTTAAAAAGGTAAAAGAAAGTTTAAAAGAAGGAAACGCAAACTCCTACGATAAAATTGCAGTAATGATGGCGAAACGTATGCGTGTGAAATTGCCTTTTAAGAAAAAAAGAGATCCTAAAAATCAGAATGCTATGATACAAAGAAAATTTGAACACGAAATAACACCATTTGACGAATTTAAAAAAATAAGTGAATAAAAATAATAAAAAATTATGAAAAATTTAGTATTTGAATCGTTAGATCAATTAAACGAAGCAAAAAAACGTAAAAAAAAGTGGATTCAAAGTGCTTTTAAATCCATAAGAAAAAAAGGCACAGAAGGAAAATGCACTGGTAGTAAATTCGGAGGTCCAAGTTGTCCGAAAGGATCAAAAGCTTACAATATGGCACGTACATTAAGGCGCATTTCAAAAAAGAAATCATAGAATATATAAAATAAAAATATAAATATTATGGCAAAATATGTATTTGAATCTCTAGATGAATATCTTGAAGAAGGATGTGGCAAACCAAGAACAAAAAAAGGAAAAGAAAAAAAACTTGAAAAAGTAATAAAAAAAGTATTTGCGGGAAAACAAAAAACAAGTGCCGGAAAAAAACTTAATCCTCATTCTGAAAAAGATAGAGAGCAAGGTCTTGCTATCGCATACAATTCTGCTGGACTGAGTAAAAATAAATAATTTTCTTAAAACTTTAGTCTTCACTGTCATATAATACTAAATAATAATTATATGTCAGATACAATTAAATTTCTTAAAACGAGAGAAGTTAAATCTCCTACTCGGGTGAATCAAACAGATGCAGGTATTGATTTTTATGTTCCAGAATTTACCCTTGAATTTTTAAAAGATTTATTTAATAAAAATCCTCAATTAAAAGATTTAAAAATGATGAATCTTTTAGAAGATAAAGAATTGATTCTTTTGCCTCAACAACGTATACTTATTCCTTCTGGTATTCATTGCCAAATGTTTGATAATGATAGAGCCTTGATAGCTTTTAATAAAAGTGGAGTTTCTTCAAAATTAGGTCTTGTTGTCGGCGCATGTGTTGTGGATTTTGACTATCAGGGTGAAATTCATTTAAACTTAATAAATACTGGAAATGAAGATGTTAAGATTTTTGCAGGGATGAAAATTTTGCAATTCATTGAAACTCCAGTATTTAATTCAGATATAATAGTAGAAGAAAATAAAACAAATAAAGAATTTTATGAAAAAGAAACAAGTCGAGGACAAAGCGGGTTTGGTGATTCTGGACAATAATGTCAAACAAAAAGTAGGTAAACAAGATCTTACTTTCGAAAATCTTGATCTTCACGTTGATGTTAATCCTTATGGTATCGAAATTAGAAGTACAACGAAGTGGTATAAAAGACTATGGTATTTAATCTCAAATCCATTTTATTATCTTTTTAAAAGATATATTAGATATTAAAAAAATATGAATATAATAGAAAAATTAGAAGTTTTAAAACATTATTATGTATGTACTCGTAATGTAGGACATACTGCATTAATGAAAGAAGGAACAAAACATTATGAAAGAGAAAAATTTATATTAGGATATAAAAAAAAATTTTATAATGAATTAGAGTGTAAATCATCAGAATTAATATCATGGAATAATTTAAATGCATTATATGGTGCTAAAAAACCTTTAGTAATTGACAATAGTGTTATGTGTATATTATTAGATGAATCATTACAAAAAATGAATAAACTAGAAGAAGAAAATAAAAATTTAAAAATAAAATTAACTAAAATAAAAGAAATATTATGAAAATAAATTTTGAAAAATTAGAAAAAGTAGAATGTAAATATCGTCAAAATAATAATTTAATTTCATTAGATGCATTGCAAACTATGATGAATATTATTTTACATAGTGATGAAACTGGAATAAAATTTGGAATAAGTTATACTTTAGCTACTACTTCATTGATAGAATTAGGTATATTAGAAATATTAGAAAAATCTCCTGAAAAAGATCCTAAAGTTCAACAATTAAATTCATAAAATAATATGGTCATATACATAGCATCTCCTTATACAAATGGAGACAAAGAACAAAATGTTAATTTACAAATGGATGTAGCTCAAGAATTAATGGAAAGAGGCTATGCTCCATACACTCCATTGTTAACTCATTTTCAACATCTTAGACATCCTCGTAAAGAAAATGACTGGTATAAATTAGATAATGAATTCTTAGCTTTATGTGATGTTGTTATCAGAATAAAACCATTTAAAGATGGCAAAGAAATAACAAGCATTGGAGCAAGTAATGAAGAAGAATATGCGAGATCATTAAAAATTCCGGTTTTTGTATTTCATACAATAGAGGAAATGTGTAGATATTTAGATACAACTCCGTTAGAAAAAATTTAAAAAAGATTTAACAAAAACGTTAAATTTTTTTTATCATGTTATTTTAATAAAGACAAATAACAAAGAAACTTATAATAATTAATAAAAATAAAATGGTGATAAGTATCGAACAACGTGTTGGAAAACTTATAATTTCTTATGTTAAAAAAGATGGGAACGTTGGGTTTACACAATTAATTATCCCCCCTGCACATCAATTTATTTATACATATGCTCAAAAAAATAAAGGGATTCCTGGTTTGCTTTCTTGGGATTTTAAACCTGTAAGAAGAATTTCAACTCAATTTCTTAATAAACACCGAATTCAAGAATTTTTTATAGATGCTGGAGAAGATATAACTTCTCATTTATTTGAAGCTAATATGCCAATATTATCTGCAGTTGATATTGAAGTTGATATCACAGATGAAGGATTTGCAGAACCCGGAAATGCTAAAAATAAAATCAATAGCATCTGTTTTTCACAATATCCTAACGTAATTGGTTTTGGAAATAAACTATTATCGGGAGAAGAATGTACAGAAATTGAGAGAAATATAAATGAACATATTTCAAAATTCAATAAAAAGTATACTTTCATTTATAAATATCATGCAAATGAAGCAGATATGCTTTATGATTTTCTTTATAATTATGTTAGATTAGCAGCTTTAATAACAGGATGGAATTTTTGGGGATATGATTGGAGATATATTGTAAATAGATGTAAAAATTTAAATTTGAATATAGATTGGCTATCTCCGACAAATCAATGGTTTACACATAAAATAATGGATCATAATGAAAAAATTGATATTTTGATTCCTCAACATAAATTAATAATTGATTATATGTCCATTTATCAAAAATGGGATAGGACTGTTGAAGTAAAAGAAAATGATACATTAGATTTTGTTGCTGAAGAAGCTTTAGGAATTAAAAAAATTCAATATTCTGGAACACTGCAAGATCTTTATGATAAAGATTTTCCAAAATATCTTTTATATAATGCGGTTGATACAATCATTGTCGAACTTTTAGATGTAAAACTTAAAACGATGGCTACATTTTTAGGTTTAGGAAATATTACTAGAGTCGAAGCAATGACAGCATTTTCTCCTATTGCAATGTTAGAAGCGACATTAACAAGATATGCATATAAACGTGGACAAGTATTTCCTAAAAAGGATGAATCAAGAGAAAGAGAACAATATGAGGGGGCCTTTGTTTTTGAACCCATAAGAAACATTTATCCCTGGGTTGCAATTTGTGATTTCAGTTCACTTTATCCTTCTTTAATGCGTCAATTTAAAATATCCATTGAGAATTTTCTATTTAAAGATAAAAATTATGAACTCAAAGAAAAAGAAATTAAAACTTATAGTGGAGCAGTTTTTGATGCATCATATGAACCTTTGCTCTCAGAAATATTAACAACTTACTTTACACAAAGAAAAGATGCTAAGAAAGTATCATTAATGGCAGAAAAAGAAGCTGATGAACTTAAAAAAATCTTAAAACAACGTACAAAAGATGCAGCAAATATGATAAAATAATTTTCTCATGATGGATATGCTTTGATTCTGAAAATTTAAAATTTGTCAAAAATATTGTAAATTAAAAAGTGTTAAAGACGAATAAATAGAATAAATAAGTTAGTATTCCAACTTAAAATGAATAATGATAACACCACCAATTAACTATAATAGGCCACATATTTAATGATTATGTTGGCCTAAAGTTTTTTTAAAATACATATGCTTACATAATTAAAATAATATAATCATGAATGAAAAACTATAATATTGAAGAAGTAAAAGAAGCTACATTATCATATTTTTCTGGAGATGCAATAGCTTGTGATACTTGGATATCAAAATATGCATTGCAAGATAAAGAGGGAAATTATAAAGAATTAACACCAGAAGATACACACAACAGATTAGCTAAAGAATTTGCAAGAATAGAACAAAACTATTTAAATCCAATTTCAGAAGAAGAAATTTTTTCATATTTCGATCATTTTAAATATATCATTCCTCAGGGATCTCCGATGGAAGGAATCGGAAATGAATATAGATTACAAAGTTTATCAAATTGTTTTGTTATAGAATCGCCAGCTGATTCTTATGGCGGCATTCTTAAAACTGATCAAGAACAAGCCCAACTTATGAAAAGACGTGGTGGCGTGGGTTTTGATATTTCAAATATACGTCCAAAGGGTATGCAAACTAACAATGCTGCTAAAACCACTGATGGTATAGGAATATTTATGGAAAGATTTTCAAATACAACTAGAGAAGTTGCTCAAAATGGTAGGCGTGGAGCTCTACTTTTATCTTGTTCTATAAATCATCCAGAAATAGAAACATTCATAACAATAAAAAATGATAGAAATAAAGTGACAGGAGCAAACGTTTCTATTCGTGTGAATGATGAATTTATGAATTGCGTAAAAAATAATACAACATATACGCAGAAATGGCCTGAATATAATCCTACTGTTTTTAAAGAAATTGATGCAAAAAAATTATGGAATTTAATTATTACTAATGCATGGGCAAATGCTGAACCTGGGATATTATTTTGGGATACTGCTTTACGAAATACACCATCAGACATATATAAAGACTTTGGATTTAAATCTATCTCTACAAACCCATGCATTTCTGGAAATGCTGAAATACAAACTTCAACAGGATTAATAAAAATGATCGATTTAGTAGAAAAAATTAAACAGGGGGAGTGTATCAAAGTATTAACATATAATGAAAATATTAAAGAATTAGAATTTAATGAAGTTGAAGATGCTTTTTTAACAAAAGAAAACGCGAATGTTATAGAAATAGAAGATGAAGAAGGGGGAAAATTAATTTTAACTCCTGATCATAAAGTATATACAGAAACTCGTGGTTGGATAAAGGCATCTTGTTTATTAAATACTGATATTATAATAAAAGTAAAAATCTCTGTGTAATTTATGAATATATAAAATAAAAGACATGGATTTATTGAAACAATTTTTAAATGATATTTATAGAAAAAAATTTTCTGTAAGAGATGGTAAAAAAAATTACATTTTTACATATAAAATAAAAGAACATAAATGCTATGATAATTTAAAACAATTTATTATTGAAGAATATGTTACTAAAGGATATGGAATAAAATCATTAATTAAAGATTTTGATCTTCCTATAACATATTCATCTTTAAGAAATTTACTTAAGTTTATGCAAATAAATTTACATGAAGCAAATAATGCAAATGATTTTTTAAAAAAACGAAGAAGTAATAATCTTAAACAACAACAAAAAGAAAATAGAGGGTGGAATTCAATTGAACGACAAAATGAAAATAAAATTAAAAATAGCGTTAAACGAGGAATTTCGGGATATTATTGGAATTCTTCTAAAAATAAATATGTTTGGCTTCGAAGTTCATGGGAGTTTATATATGCGAAATGGTTAAATAAAAATAATATAGAGTGGGAGATAGAATTTCAATCATACGTATTTAAAACAGAAAATGATAATTATAGATACAAACCCGATTTTTTTATTTTTAAAGAAGATAAATTAGTATCAATAGTAGAAATAAAAGGTTATTGGAAAAATAAAGTATATAAATTTAATAAATTAAAGGAATTTTTGCCAAATATAGATGTGGTCCTTATCACTGATATAAATCCATATTTAGAACAAAACATAAATAAAGAAATAGAATTATGGAAACAATTAAGAAAATTAAAATTAAAAAAATAAATATTGTACAAAATGAAAATGTATATGACTTAAAAATAAAAAATAATCATAATTTTTTTGCTAATAATATATTAGTTCATAATTGCGCAGAAATTATTCTCAGCGCATATGACTCATGTAGATTGTTAACTATGAATACTTTTAGTTATGTTGCAAATCCTTACACTAACAGTGCTTATTTTGATTTTGATTTGTTTGCTAAACATGTAATAATTGCTCAAAAATTAATGGATGATTTAGTAGATTTAGAATTAGAACAGATAAAAAAAATATTAAAAAAAATAGAAAATGATCCAGAAAATAATGAAACTAAAAGAGTAGAAATAGAATTATGGCATAAAATAAAGTCTACTGCTATAAATGGAAGACGAACAGGTTTAGGACCTACTGCTATTGGAGATACAATAGCAGCGTTGGGATTAAAATATGGATCAGATGAATCTATAAATATAATAGAAAAAATATACAAATGTCTTGCTATCAATGCTTGTAGATCTTCAGTTACTATGGCTAAAGAAAGAGGGGCATTTCCAATCTATAATTTTGAATTAGAAAAAGATCATGAATTTTTGAATAGAATT